GCTCAAACAAAAGGAACTGAGCTACTAATTATGAATTATTAATGAGTCAAGAGATAGAAGTTAAAGTAGCAGTAACAATTCAAGATGGTGATTTGACCGTTAAGAAAGGATATACTAATAGTGATTTGGATAGGCTATTAAAATTGCCTCTGAATAAAAAAGTCAAAGCAATACGAATACTCAGAAAATACAATATCGAGGAAAGTGAGAGAAGAAAGGAGTGGAAAAAAACACAAAGAGAGTGTAAAGAACTTTCTGATGATGAATTTTATGGAATGTTGAAATGAACTACTATGACACTAAAGGAAAAAATAAAAAGGATAAAAAGTAGGAGAAATAGTCCTATTCGTTCTAGAGTGATTCAAGCTAAAACGCGTTCTATACGAACTGCTTGGACAAGAGAAATGTCTTTTGAACTAAACTCGTTTCATGGTATAGATGAAATTGTAGAAATGGAACAAATTCTTATAAATGAATTAAATAATCCATCTAATTAGATAATTATTGATTTCTAACTTAATATATACTCTCAAAAGTAAAAATTTTATGTCATCGAGATCAAAAATATTAATTGGAATTTGTATTGGTATATTAGCTATATTCTTCATCATAAAGACAATGGTCCTATTAGAGGTCATCTCTTCAACAAGAACGTCTAGAGGATTTGAATATGCTTTACTCTTATTTTTATTTCCAACACTTTATTACTTTATTAAAGATTTGTTAGGACAAGTCAATAAAAAATTAGAAGAAACTCAGAATTTTATTGATAGTTCAGCACTTATTTCAAAAGCTGATACCAAAGGTCGAATTACCTATGTCAATAAAAAATTTACTGAAGTATCTGGTTGGACATTAGAAGATGCTTTAGGTAAGAATCATCACATTGTTAATTCTGGAACTCATCCAAAAGAATTTTGGAAGAATATGTATAAAACGGTTATCAAAGATAAGAAAATCTGGAATGCTATCTGTGTTAATAGAACTAAATCAGGAGATTTATATTGGGTTGACACTTATATAAAAGGTGATTTTGATCCAGATGGTAATTTTACTGGGTTTACTTCAATTCGCCAAGATATAACAGAATTAAAAAGAAAAGAGATTGAAATATCTAATAGAATGGATGCTATTAATAGATCAAATGCTGTTATTGAATTTGACATAAATGGTGATATAAAATTTGCAAACGATTTATTTTTAAATACCTTAGGATATTCACAAGATGAGATTATCGGTAAAAATCATAATCTATTTATAGAAGATAATGTGAAAAATAGTAAAGAATACAAAGATTTTTGGAAATCTTTAAGGGAGGGTAAATTTTTCAGTGGTGAGATTACAAGAAGGAAAAAAGATGGAAAATTAATTTATCTTCAGGCAACTTACAATCCTATTATAGGAAGTAACGGAAAGCCTTATCGAATAATGAAAATTGCTACTGATATTACCGAAAACATTAATCAACAGAGAGAAATAGAAAAGAAAAATACCTATCTTGAACATGCGGCTAAAATTTTAAGACACGATATGCACTCTGGTATTAATACTTATATACCAAGAGGAATATCTTCTTTAGAAAGAAGATTGAAACCAGAAGATATTGAGAAATTAAAAATTGAAGCTCCTCTCAAAATGCTTAAAGAGGGTTTAAAACACACACAGAAAGTTTATAAAGGAGTTTATGAATTCACTAACTTAGTTAAAAAAGATGCAGTTCTTAATAAAAATGAGTGTAATATAAAAACAATTTTAGAAGATTATCTTTCTTCTACTTCGTATCGATCACAAGTTATTTTAGATGATAATCTACCAACATTAAATGTCAATGAAGCTCTTTTCTGTACCTCAATTGACAATTTAATCAGAAATGGGTTAAAATATAATGATAATGACACTAAATATGTTAAAATATATTGTGAGGGTAATTTTATCTGTGTAGAAGATAATGGTCGTGGTATGACACAAGAGGATTTTGAAAATCTGTCCAAGCCTTATGTAAGAAAGGAAGGTCAGAAAGAATCTGGAACAGGATTAGGACTTAACATTTGCATTGCTATTTTAGAAGAGCATGGATTTGAAATAACTTCTCAAAAATTAGAACCAAACGGAACTAAATTAAAAATAAAAATTAAATAAATTATGATAGATTCAATTTTACTTGTTGACGATGAAGACCTTTTTCATCTTGTGTTTGAAGATTCTTGTAGTCTTCTTGATATAACTTTATCACTTAAAAGTTTAAATAGTGCTGATGAGGCAGAAAAACTTTTCAAAAAATGGTTCAGTGAAGGTTCTAGAGATGAAAGGCCTGAGTGTGTTTTTGTTGATTTAAATATCATTGGATCATCTTTTGATGGTATTGAACTAATCAGAAAAATTAATTTTGAGTATGGTGATGGTATAGTAATTGGTATTATTTCATCTTCAAATGAACCAGAGGAACAAGCTAAAGCACTTAAAGCCGGAGCCCAATTTTGGATTATTAAATCTGATGAAATTGAACCAAGGTTAGAAGAATTCAAAAAAGACTACCAAGGGTATAAAAATAGAACAGCACCATTTAAGGTTTATAAGTAATATGATTAGATTAGATAGCAACGTAAAGTCACAATTATTAGATTTGTGGAAAAATAAAAAAATTGGATTGGAAGGCAACCTATTAAAGGTAATTGATCCTGAATCAGATGAGGAGTTCACTGCTTATTTGAAAGAGGTGACTGATAAAGATAAAGAAACTCGAATAAAACGTCTCGAAATGACCAAACAAGTTCAATCACAAAACCGTGACTTAATAACTTGGAAAGAACAAAATGAAAGAATTCAAAATGAATTGAGAGATTCACTGACTCAAACTGAAGAATCGATGAACCAAGCCAATTCAGCAAGACTTGAAGCGGAGAAATTAAAAGAGGAAGCTGAAAAATCTAAAAATGAAGCTGAAATTGCTAAAGATTTAGCACTTAAAGCTAAACAAGAAGCTGAACAAGCTAAAAATGCAGCTTTAACTGATTTAGATGTGATGCAAAAGAAAACACAATTTGAATTGATTAGTGTGATTGTAAAAGTGGCTCTTGGTGTTATCTTAGGTGTTGGTATAATTTCAACCACTCTTTATGCTATTGTTCTTATAAAAGGAGTTGATAATCCAATCGTTTCATCAACTTGGTCAAATTTATTAGGTATACTCTTAACTAATAGTTTTTCAATCATTGGAACAATTATGGGTATAAAATATGCAAATGATAATAAAAACTAATCTTATTAACCTTAATATCCCTATTAGTTTTACTGAGAATTAGAATCTTTCTTAGAAGCTTCCACTTGTTTAAACTTTTTCCACTTCTCAATATCAAGTTCCATTAATCTACGGATACGTTTTGAAAGTGTAAAAGAACCTTCTTCACAAAATTGTTTATACTCATTTAAGAGTTGCTCTGGAATTCTAACATTTAATAACTTATTACGAACCATGATGGACATTTAATTTATATGTATATATATGTCCTTAATGTTCTCCTTTTAGGTATTTGAAAGTAAATATATAGAATATGAATAAATTTAGCCTTATAAAAGAAAACATCAATCTTGGAAGATTCTCAATCACAGATAACGAATTCAAAACATATATAAGAGAAGTAGATTCAATAAAGAACTCTATGTATCCAAGTGAAATAGAAGATGTTGAGGGATTGAAACTATTAAAGGCACTACCTTTTGAAAAAAGACATGGGAGGGACTATTCAGTATTAAATAAAGTAAATACCAATCGAGTTCTGATGAGTAGATTCGTTCAAAATTATAATTTAGGTTCTTTTAACGATTTGTTAAATTTCATTAAAACAAATAAAGATCAAATTTTCAATCAGGACGGACCAATTTTTAAATTAGTTTGGGAAACAATAAGACAAACTGAAAAAGTAGGAGAAGAGAATGAAGAGTTAGTATCTAAATACATTAAAGCACTTGCTCAAAGTGTCTATAAAGAAGATATAGATGTTAAGAGAGAAGTTACTTCCTCTTATAATGATTTAATTTTGGGGATTGATATTACATTCACTTTAAAGGGAAAAGATTATACATGTCAAGTTAAACCACTTAAAAATGTAAGTTACGCAGAGAAAGATATGATTGTAACAAGTAGTGGTAGAATCAAAAAATATAAAACAGATTATATAGCATTTAGTAATGCTAAATCAAATGAAGTATTACTATTTAGAGCAAAAAATGTAAGAGTGTCGGGTGATAATTTTATATTTCCTAAAAATGATTTCGTATCAACACCAGATAGTATATTCGATATTCTAAATAAATTTTAGTTATTACTTTCTAAAATATCAGATATGTTAAACTTAACTCACTTTGTTTAGAACTTAGCCATTAAAACTAATATCGTCTCTTTTGATATAAAGTATATGAAACCAATTGTAGTAAATCTAACAGGTGGTCCAGGTAGTGGAAAAAGCACTTTATGTGCTCAGTTGTTTTACATTCTGAAATCAAAGAATATTGATGTAGAAATGGCCACTGAGTACGTGAAGGATTTGGTTTTTGAAGAATCTTTTAAAAAGATTGAAAATCAAATCTATATTTTTGGAAAACAACATAACCGACTTTATCGATTAAAAAATAAAGTTAAAGTCATTATAACCGACTCACCACTCTTAAACTCAATTGTTTATTATACTGGAAAAAATCCACATTTTGAATCACTTGTTATTTGGGAGTTCAAAGAAATGAATAATATCACACTTTACTTAGAAAGAAGTTTTGACTATGTTCAAAATGGTAGAATGCAAACACTTGATAAGGCTAAAAAGATTGATGAAATCTATAAAAAATTATTAGATAAGTATCAAATAGATTACGCTTCAATTAGAAGTCCTTATAATGTTGATATGATTGTTGAATCTATAATTGATAGGGTAAATGAATAATCGTATTTACCCGGAAGAAGTTTTCAAAAAAGAGATTGAAAAACTCAAATTAAAGTATTACTATTGTCTGAAATGTTTTGGAAACGACTTGACAGATAAAGTAGAATATCTTCAACTTATTGGTAATTACTATTGTAAGAGTTGTAAACACACATTCAGTATAATGAAAAGATTTACTAAAGATAAAGTTAGAGAAATTAAAATAAACAAAATTTTGAAATAATAAACTTTTAATAATCTAAATCATAAGTAATTTATGGAAGTATATAAAGCACCTCAAAAATATCCAAGTGATAATAAGTTTACACTTTTTCTTGGCGGGAGCATAGAACAAGGAGTCGCAAAAGAATGGCAGATTGAATTAACTCAAAAGCTATCTAGCTACAATTTCGACATTCGAATCTTAAATCCTCGTAGAGAAGATTATGATGCAGGGCAAAAACAATCAATTGATAATCCTTATTTCAAAGAACAAGTGAACTGGGAATTAGATGGATTGGATAGGTCTGATTTAATTGTTATGTATCTTCAACCAGATACTCTATCACCAATTTCGATGATGGAAATTGGACTTTACATCAACACACTTGATTGGAACAAACAGATGATAATTTGTTGTCCCGATGGATTCTGGAGACGTGGAAATATAGAAATACTGGTAGATAGATTTCCATTTCATTGTAGATTAGTTGATTCACTTCAAGAATTGGAAAAGATGATTATTGAAAAGTGTAATCATTTAACAATTTCTTAACACAACAATTTATCCGTATATTTGAATAATAGAAAATTTTAAAATGTCAAAAATAATTTATTTCGCTTCTCCATACTCTCACAAAGATCCTAAAGTGGTTCAAGAAAGAGTTCGAAAAACATCTGAAATGGTTGCTAAACTCGTTTCAGAAGGCAATGTGGTTATTTCACCGATTGTTTATGGACATAATCTTCTACAATTTCATAATATGCCAAGTGATTGGGAGTTTTGGAAAAACTTCTGTCAGACATTTCTAAGAAAATCCGATGAAATGATTGTTTATATGTTACCAGATTGGAATCAATCTACTGGCGTTTTGGCTGAAATTGATTTGGCCAGAGAATTGGGAATTAAAGTTACTCTTTTACCATGTTAAAAATCTTAGTTTCACCACTTATTTGGATTAGTGGTTGGGCACTTTGTTACTATCTGTTAGATGTTTTACATCTTAGTTTATGGTTTGGCTTACTTATACCAGGTAGTGTAGGTTTGGCTAATCTTTACTTAGAAAGAGTAACTAAACATGACGGAGATATTCTCTATATAAGAGATAAGAAAATTAACAAGATTTTAAATTGAAACTTGATTACCAAGAAATACATCACCATTATATAACTCGTTTAGTTGTTTTTTCCATTTTTTTATTTAGAGAGCAAAGACGACAAGAAAATGTTTACCGTCAATCGGTCATTAACTTCATCAAAAGAAGAATAAGATACGACATTGAATTAACACTTGAAGTAGGTCCTAAACTTACGTTAGAGGATCAGAGAGATATACAAATTGAATCTATCTTAAATAACTTCGATGAGACAAAATTCTTGAATTTAGTTGTTGTTGAGTTTAAGACTGGATTTAAAGAAAGAATAACACTTCAAATTAATTTGAATGATGAAGAAAGATATGAGTCTTATTTATACTCATAACGATTTCTTCTTCTTCTCATTAAGTTACCTTCTTCATCAAACTTCATAAATTGATACTTAACTTGTGGAAACTCATGTAATGGAGTAGCATAGGATTTACTCAAAGCGATATAAAAACCATCTGGCTTTAATTTAAGATAATTCTTGGTAGTTCTTAATTGTTCTTTATAAACATCTTCAATGAATTCTTCTTCGGCCATGTGTCCACCAATTCTACCTCTTCTAAGGTTTTGCATTTTAGCAGTGCTCTTGTCAATTAGAATTAAGACAAATATTACTTTATAACCTTCAGATTTAGATTCTTTGTAAACTTTGATAACATTTTGTTCGTTTATTCCAGTTGTATCATAAATGAAATCTTTACCAGTTTTGATATATTCGTTTAGTCTTTTAAGATTTATTTCAGAAGCTTTTGGGTAGTATTTATTTGTATCTCCGGTAAATTCTAATGATACATCATCAGTTGAGAACTTTTTCATATCACGATGAATATGGTGTTTAGCAAAAGTTGATTTACCAGCACCCGGAACACCAAGTAGAATAATACCTAATTTACCTCCTTCTTGTAATTCTGGTATAGGTTCCGTGGCATTGTATTCTTCAAATATGAAATCTTCAAATCTTAGTATCATTTTAATATGGATTAATTATTAAATATCCAACTGTTGACGTATCTAATGGACTAGATGAAAATATAGAAAATGATCCACCAAACTGATTAACACTTGAAATTGGATCAGCACTACTAGAATTTTGTTTAGTCACTAGGATAATACTGTTAGTATTTACTTTTGAGTTTACAACTGATGCCGAACCACCTACTAACGAAACAGTTCCAACACTTTTGTTTAAACCACTCGATACATTTAAAGAATTTGATATTTTGAAATCAACTACTGATGTTGTTCCACTACCGGTAACTTCAAATACTGTTGATGTTGGATTATTACATATAATATAAGAGTTACTATATGTTAATCCATCTATTTTAAATATTGGAGGTCTGGTAACCACCGAGACGCCTTCCCTACTATCATTTATTTTAAAAATACTATCATAAAATGTTGGACCTACTACATTCAATCCAAATAATGTTCTACCATCGCTTCTAATTCCCATAATATCATTCGTACTACCATCTAGAATTCTCATCACGTAATTAGAAGATGTTGGGCTCCTACCATAAACAGTGAAAGTGGAGTTTAAAGTATTTACAAACAAAGAAGGAACACCCGATAGAAATGCTGATTCATTAATGATTACACTACAATCTCTAGGTGTGCTTTGAAAAGCAGATAATATTGAATTTCCATTACTATCTCCAACTCTAAATCCCCAATTTCTATCTACTGATATATTAAAAGAAGCTGTTACAACTTGTGCTCCATAAAAACTAGGAGTTCCAAATGAAAACTGATTTGTAATATTATTATAAGAAAGTTTTGAACTTTCAGTAACTTTACTACTTGAACTTTCGAAAAGTATTCTACCAAACGTACCAGAAATAATTGGAGTTACATCAATTGTAATTGCGTTTGGACCAGTAGCACCTTGAGGTCCAGTAGCACCAGTTGATCCAGTTGGTCCCTGAGGTCCAGTAGCACCTTGAGGTCCAGTAGCACCAGTTGATCCAGTTGGTCCTACACCGAATGGACCAGTAGCACCTTGAGGACCTTGATCTCCAATTATCACACTCGGTATAACACTATTAAAATTACTAAGATATCCTTGTGGTAGTGGTACAGTAGAAACTAATGCCGGATCTATTAACTTATCATTGATTATAAAAACATCATAAGGAGCAACAAACCCGAATTCATTACTTAGATTAGAATTACTTCTTATTTTTGTATAATTTTGAGTGAATATATTATCTACATAGAACCCAATTGGATAATTGAAACCAAACACAGTAGGTGCAGCAAATACAAAATACTGACCAGATGTGTCAAAATCAACAGCTTGACTAAAATTAACATTAGTAGATAATTCAGAATAACTCAATCCTTTAATTCTGGTATCTGTTAAATAAGCACCAACAGCCGTCACTGAAGCTGGATTGCTTGGAGTAAATCCAATTGGAATACTTATCTGACCGTAATATCTTTTGTGTTTTTGAGCTATAGAAGTTGTAGCAGTAAAAATGGTTAAATCAGGGGTAGTTCTAAAACTCATAGTAGCTACTGCATAACTAATTACACTAAAAGTTGATGTGCTATATGTTAAAGAGAAGTTATTAGTAGTTCCAGTTTCAGGATCATTACCAGTTACAACTTTATTTGGAATAGATGAAGATGGATTTGGACTTATAAATTGTATAGCATATCCACTATCTAAAGGTAAAGAACCAACATTAATAGAATAGGTTAAATTGAGAGTAGTAGTATCACCAAATTGTTTTTCTAAAACACTTGGTCCAAAATTATTTACAACAGGAGCTACATAAGGAAGTAACATTTGGTCGAATAATTGTGTTAATGTTACATTACTAAATGTAGTTCCTTCAGTAATACCACCTACTGAAATAGTAGAGGGTGTACCTAATGTATATGTAATAGAAGCTGAACCTAAAGACGCCGAAAGTCCTGAAATTTTGTTCCAAAGAGTCCAAAGTGGGTCTCTTACATCTTTAGCTACAATAACATTATTTGTATTATCATAAACTCTTTGTAATAGCTCTTGAATATTATCAAAATTTTGTGAATAATATGAAGAACCGGTACCGTAATCTGGTGGAATAACTGGCATTATATCAAATATTTTTCTGTATATATTATTTTTTCAAACCACCACTTTTTTATTTCAAAAAGATTCCGTATATTTGTAAAATAAAATAATATCATGATAAGATACTCCAATTACAACAAACAAGAACTAGTTGATAAGATCAACTCTATTTCTATTTCACTAAATGAGGCTGGCCAAGTTATCACTAAATACCGTGACAGGGTTGTTTCTATTTCTAATGTATCTAAACGATACGAAATCTTTGATATTAAAAAGTATCTACTTGATAAACTCGAACTAATCGAGAAAAACTTCACCATCGTTAAATACGATTTTCAAATTAAGAAAGGCATTCAATACTTAACACTTCTTTCTGATACTATTACTATCGAAGGAGTAGAATATCACAAATCCTTCTTTATTCTTAATTCTTCTGATAAATCACGAAAACTGAGCTTCAATGCTGGTCTTTACTCAGAAGCCAAAAACCTTTATATCATCAACTCAGTCAAAAACATTGGATTGGTTAAGAAACACCTTCGTGGTGTGACTGAAGCTGCTGAAATGGCTTCAACTGGTTTGAATGATGAAACCTTCAACGAACAAATTGAACTTATCAAGTCTCTCGTTGGACACCGTATATCTCTTTCAAAACTGAAAGATATTATTGTAGAAGATCCAGAGGTTAAGACTAATCACTTGAGATTTGATGCCTTCAAAAACAACATCATTTACTATAACTCAGAAGGTCGTTTGAATCTGACTAATGACCAGAGAACCACGTTGAGAACTCCATCTGACCGTCTAACAATAGACATCAGAAATGATTTCTATGTAGATGCTTTTTGGGCTTTTCAAACCTATTTGAGGCTGTTTAATCGTCAAGATTCACACGTTATTAAGCGTGAAACTGAAAGGATTATGAACATTACTCAATGGGCAGTTCGTAACGCACAACTTGAATTACTTGGTATCTAAAAACAACAACATGCAAGAGTTTGATATAACAGGATTTGTCAATTTTCCAAACCCCTTTTCTAAAAATATTAAAAGACTAAACATGGGTAAAACCTTTGTTTATCTTGTCGCTATTGATTTTGAATCAAGTGAGTTAGCTAAGGTCACCTTGAATACTGGTGGTGATTTTGTTAGTGATGATGTGTCACCCAGACAACATTTTGATACTTCAAAAATGTCAGTGAATGACATTGTACGTGTTATGAAAGGTGAAGATAACTTCGA